TGTTAACAACATCTGCGCCATAATAGGCCAGACCATAGTAATCAATTCCATAACGTGACATAGTTAGCTAGTAATTCCTCCAACAGCAGTTACAGTAATAACGCCAGCTTCTGGTATTTCAGAGACAGAACATACAATGTCTTCTACGGCCAATACTTGTAATAGGCCATTTGGGGATACCGCAGTTGATGATACGTTATTTGCAGTTAAAGCGTATGAAATGGTAGTTGAGCCCGCCGCTGTTACGATAAACGAACCATTAAATGTGGAGTCTACGCCAGATACTAGAATAGTTTGTCCCACTTTAACATTATGAGTTGCAGTAGTAGTCAAAGTAGCCACATAAGAAGTTAATTGTTTATTACTAATAGAAAAAGATTGTATATCAGTATTTCTACGTAATAATGTAACATTAGCTTTGTTTACACCCGCAATGCTAGTTACTGCTCCAAGAATATCTGTTAAAGATATAGTGTCTTGAAAAATAACATTATCAAAACTTAACAAAGTATTAATTGCTGCAGTTGTTGCAGTTTTAACTAAAGTTTGGTTAGATTTTGGAGCTACCGTAATATCAACAATAACATCTACTGGCACATAAGTAGGCGGTTGAAACGTTATTGTTGTATTAGCTGGCGCCTTATCAATTAAATATTCAAGCACGGTAGCTTTTAGTGTATTAAACACAGATGATGGTGTTATACCATCTAATTCAACTCCTTTGTCTCCAGAAGGAGCAAAATACAAAGTTATACTGCTGTAGGTATTTGCATTAGCATTTGCTTTTGCTACACCGTCAATTTGTACGGCTAATCTTGAATAATCACTTAGTGATACTGCTCTATTTAAAGCACGGATGCTGTCTACCGCGTTAATTCTAATAGAATCTGTTGATTCTATATCTGCTCCGCCAGTAGCTGCGCCATCACCAGTAATTAAAATATCTTGATTACTTACAGTTAATCCTGCGGTTAAATTTGTAAGAATATATTTAATAGTATTAGTAGCAACATTACCTTGAATGCCACCACCTACTCGATAAGTTGCAAATATTTCTGCATTTAATGGTGGAATTTTTCCACTTACGTCATCCCCAAAGATTACATAAGTTACGCCATTAGAGTCTGTATTTGTTGTAAATACTGGATCTGTGTTGTTATAATCAATTAAATACTCTACTCTACTGTAGGTTACTCCATTTATGTTTACTGATATTGAATCAGAGATTACAGGCGCATCAAGAAGCTGAAACGTTTGAGCAGAGGTGCCATCAGATGTTCCTATTTTTTCATTGGATATTGTTTCTCCTTGTGTAGCAGCTACGGTAATAGTTCCATTAATTGATCCTACTTTAGCGGGAACTGTTACCGCAGAATTTGTTTCAAAAATAACTTGATTTGAAGTTCCACTTGTTATGGTACTTGTTGCAACTTTAGTTAAAGCTGGTACGGTAATTGTTGAACTAGTAGAATTTTGAAAGGTAAGAGTTACAGTAGATGCAGTAGTTTGATTTGGAGAGTAACTTAATAAACGAGCAAGTTGAAGAACGCTTTCTCTTTGACTGGCTGTTGTAATAAAAGATTCATTAGCTGACCTGTCAATGTAATAATTAAGAATATCCCCCATGTAAGAAAATAATTCAATTAAGGTTATGCCAAAATCTGCTGGATCTCTGCTAGTCCAAGTAGGTGAAAAAGTCGGTATTAATGCAATTAAATCATCTTTAATCGCAGTAAAGTCTCTAGATGTATAATCTATTTGTGGTACATAGTTATTAGCCATTCGATACCTCCAGTATCAATTCTCCTGCTCGACTAAACACAGAAGTTTTTACTTTTGTTGTGTAAATCTGATCACCAGTTCCTACTTTATAAGACACCAATAATACCAAGCTTTGATCGCTTGGTTCTATAGATCCAGTTAAATCTACAAAGTTTAATTCTTGCAACCATGTAAAAAACGCTGAGGCTACAGTTTGTTTTGTCATAACAATAGCATCATCAACGTTTTCAAATGAACCATATTTTGCATCACTACCAAATGATGGTCTCATTACCCTTTCTCCAAAAATAGTCATAACAACAAGCACAACTCGGTCTTGCCATATCTTTTGTGGATCTTCGCTGTATGAAATACCCCCACTACTACTAAAAGAAAACGGTAAAGATATTGCTTTCATGGTTGTACTCCAATCCATACTGGAAAATTAGGATCCCCAGCTATAAACATAACCCATACTCTTTGTCCTATTACTGGAACTTTTTGGTGGGTTAAAGAACCAGAATTACCTGTGTGAGCCAAATTTAAAATTACTGAGTGCGTATGGGCGGTTCCAGCAGAAGCTGCTCCACTAGTAATTGTAGCGGAATGGTTATTAAGTAAGGCGGCTACCTCTGTTGCAGAGTGTTCTTCTTCAATTGGATTGGCGGATACTGGCATACAAGGCCTAGCCCACTCAGTTACAGATGAACCTAAAACCTGAGGGACAATTAATTTAATTCGGTATTCATTGTCAGGGTCTTCTATATCAAAACAAATACCCTCATAAATACCATAAAATCTTTTATCTTCGTTCATTATCTTTTTCCTAATGTTTTAAGTCTATTTATAACAAAAGCTGGTTGTTTAATTTCTGGCGTTTTAGAATATATAGTAGCAGTTCCTGTTTTCCATGTAGAAGGTTGAAGATCTTGTTTGCTTACTTTTTGTTTAGTTTTATTTTTAATGGTAGTAAACGAACCATTAGTTTTTGCATTAATATTTAAAGAATTAACGTTTAAAAAGGATACTGGTTTTATTACTGTTGATCTAACTCCAGATATTATGTTTCTATGTGGAGTGATATCTGGGGCTGCAACTCTATGACCATCTGTCCATGGGTTTGCTGGCCCTAAAGAATCAGAGCCAACTTCTAGTATTGTTGTAAATGTCTGACGGTTTCTTTCAGTTTCTATAATTTTATGTTCTACACTTAAAACAACCCAGTATCCAGAGTAGGCTGTTCCTACCCCTTTAAGGTAAATTGGCATGTCAGGACGTAATGTAGGTGACCCTATAACCTCTAATGTTGCTCTATATGGAAATGAATTTCTTTCTTCAGCGGCCTCTGACTCATATTTTGCTATTTCTGGATCTACAGCAACTATGTGTGTAGCAAAACTATCAAATGGATCTTCTTTTTTAGTAGCTCTAATAGAACGTTTATTTTTTTGTTTGGTCATTCTAACTTCTTGTTTATTAAATTTATCTACACCAGCTACAGATACAGCTGACTTTTGAGCATCTTCATAAGCTATGTGTTCACCTATTAAAGGTTTAAATGAGTATATAGTTGTTCCTTTAGGACTATTAGAATTGTTCATTACATATACAAGTGCTTCTGATCTATATTTTGTATAATCATCATACATTGGCTGAAAGTAAATTTCTGTATTTTGAGACTTTAAACTATATCCGCATTGTTTTGCTAATCGAACCATGAGTTCCCAATCAGTATGTCCAGCTTGAGATATTTGTTGATAGACTCTTGGGTGTGACACTGTGTAAGCAATAAAGTTATGTTTTCTAGCAATTTGTTCTATAACTTTATCAGCAGTAATATTTGTATAAACAGATTGTGATGGTGATTTCATAACCATAGAGCTTCCTATAATTACCACTTCAGTGTGGTTAGTTCCAGGAGACTTTTGAGGGTTTACGTGTAACACATATCCATAAAGGTTTCGTTTTGCGTTATCTCCAATAATAGACATATGTACAGGGGATCCATATTTAATATCATCATATTCAATTCCCCAATCAGTAAAAGTCACAACAGCCATTTCATGTTCATATTTTCTTTGTTTAATGTAGGCAGAATAAATAAACTTAGGTTGATTTACGGATTCTGGAAATGAAACGCTAACGTAATTAAGCACTAGGTATCCTAAGAACTGTTCCTGGCGTTATATTTAAAATATCTGTAACTTCTGGGTTGGCTTGGGTTATTACCCACCAAAAACCAGGTTTTTTATAATATTTATTAGATATTTGGTCTAAACGTTCACCTTGAGTATATACGTGGTATGAATAAGACAATCTACCAATATTTGGAAATTGATAAAATACAATAGGAAGTAATTCTTCGTTTTCTTTTAATTGTACAAAATCTACTACTGAGTACTCGTATCTAGATCCTTTTGCTATTTTTGGCATGTTTACCTCCTAATTAACATTTCCATAGCCAGAAAAGGCCATAATATTTAATGTAATAACTGAACGTATTGGTATCATAGTTTCTGTAAACGCTGTGTGCGTTACAGATAAAGACATTGCTTGTCCAGCATAAGATATAGAATTAATATCTGGGCCAAACTGAACCGCTATTATTCTTGGGGTTAAAAATCCAATATCAGCGGTCTGTTTACCTAATATATTAGTCCATAGATTTTTTCCCAAACCAGAGCCGTTTATAGTTTTATATAAGTATTCTATATCTGACATTGTTCCAAGACGCATTAATTTTTTTAGTTGGTCATCAAAATCTTGTGTTTTATCTTCAAATGGATACCTGTTTAAATAATACTTTCTGTACTCTTCGGTATTAAACTCAGTTGCTTCAGAAAGCGCCCTAAAACAAGCAAAATCGTTAGTTCTATCAACATTAATGTTAATAGATATATTTTCTTGACTTAAAAATATACCAGCAGACGCTCTAAATATATCAGAAGAGCTTGGTGTTACGCTTTGGTTTAGGCTAACTGAGTTAGATATAGTTTCTGGGTTCCATAGAAATTGAAAACCCCACTTAGTATCTCTAGCAAAATCTGTTTCTTGATTTAATCTTGCTTGACGTTCTTCTTCTTCTTTTTTAGCTTTTGCGGCGGCAGCTAAATCAGCCGCACGTCTCTCATAATATGCTTGGGCATATGCACCAGTAATTGCTTTTCCATAATATGTAACATTACTTCCATCATCTGCTGTTGATTGCTCTTGAGTTGCTCCAAGGCTGTAATCTGTGTTTTTAAAAGTCCATATACGAGCACGTCTAAATCCATGAAATGCTTTAATGTCTTTTTGTGACTTAGATAAACGATTTTTAGGGTCGTCTTTTAATAAATAAGTACTTGCTTGAGCGGCAGCTATTTTTGATTCATTTTCGCCCATACCAGTAAATTCATTAACGGCGTAAGTTGAACTTAAATCATTTACTTTTTGTGGTCTAACTGGAAGGCTCCATTGATGAGGAGGTAAATTAAATTTATATCCAATTGGTTGCGTAACTCCAGGAGTTGTGTCTAATTTTACCCCATCATTAGTAGGGCTTGGTTTATTGTCAACAGTTGGCGTTTTAGATATTGATTTACTTATATCACCAACAGAAGATTTAGTACCACCAGTTTTAGTGTTTTTATCAGCTGGTTTTATGTTCCACCCAGCTCTAACATCAGTTTTAGTTGGTTTTTTAATAGCAGAAGTTGTTCTTCTTAATGCAGAGTCTTCAGAGGCCATTAGCTTTGTGCAGCCTTTCTTGCTATTTGATCAGAGGTTAACGCTTCTTTAACTGCCTTTGCGGTTTCAGTAGGGTTTTTATCTGCTTGAATTACAATAGTAACTCCACCAAAATTATTATTAGTAGAGCCTCCTCCACCGCCTCCCCACGCCATAGCTGCTGCTTGTGGATTAGCTGATCTAATCATATCTGCATATGTTTGACCAGTATTACCAGTCATTTGATCTGGATGAGATTCACCGCTGTAAGTGATCTGACCACCTGTTGTTAATCCTAATTTTCTAGATGTATTGACCCAAGCTTTAGTAAAATCAGTTCCACCTTTAGAGATGTCATAAGCAATACGAGCGTTAATTGCTGGATCATAAAGACTTTCAGGTCCTTTGTAACCAATAGAGCTATATTTTTCTAAATATTGTGCGTTACGACGTTTACCTAAATCACCAATCATATTAATTTGAAATAGGCCCATAGAATAATCGCCAGTATTAGCATTTGGATTAAGTGCGCTAGTTCTTCCACCAGATTCAGCACGTACTACAGACATTGCTGTTGCTATATTTG